CAGCATCTCGATCGGATAATTGCGCTGCTCTTGGAAGCGGGCGTAGGCCTCGTCGAGCGCCGCTTGGTTCATGGCCTGGCGTTGAGCTCCAATGTTTTGCAAGACGCCAGTATCCAATTGGCGAGCCGCTTGCGAGGCAGCGCCAAGATTGGAAAGGACGCCGGCCGTCTGGTTGCGCAGCTGCTGCCCCTGTAATCCTGCCGCCTGGTTCAACTGCTGGGCCTGCAACGCCTGCTGCGCGTTGAACTGGCCCGCTTGCAGCGCACGAGCCTGGTCGGCCTGCATGAGGGCCGCAGCCTGGTTGAAGCCCTGAGACCGGAGGTTCGCTGACAGTTCGCCGGCAGAGCGCGCAGCTTCGCCCAGTGCGACGCCTTCTGCGATGCCTTGGCGAGACCCACCGAAAGCCCGAGCCGCAAGGGCTTGGTCTCCAAGACGATTGACAGCCTGCTGCGTCGCGCCCTCAAGACGAGATAAAGCCGCGTTTTCGACGTTAGTAATATACGGGTTCATGTAGGCGCCGACGTCGCCCTGTAGAAAGTTTTGTGCAGTGACGCTACCAGGCGCGACACTCGAAGGCTGATAGTTTAGCCCCGCAGCCGTTTGGTTCATGGCGGCGTTAAAATAAGGCTGCGTCTGGCCTACGCCGCCAGCGGCATATTGGAACGCTGCCTCTTGTTCTGGCGCGAACCCTGCGATCAGCTGTCCTGTATAAGGCTGATAAGGCTGATTGCTGATGGCGTCAGCGCGCGCTAGGTTCTCCCGCGTAATACCTTCAAGCCACGGCGGAATCTCAGTCCTCTGTGTGACTGTCTGTGCCTTCGGGGCGCTGCTACCCATGGGGATGGTACTCCATCATGATCATCTTCCGTTTCCAGCCCTTAGCCTTAAAAATCGGCTCATAGCCTGGTCTAACACAAGCGCGACCGAACTCGCACCCTTGTTTTTCAGCCCACTCCTTCACCTCGTCCATAAGCTCAAGAACTGCGTCGAGCTCACCAGCCGAAATAAAGCAGTGCAAATACTTGCGCCTTGGCGACTGCGAGATCTCTGTCACTATGATCGCGCGATCGTTAAAATGCGCCTGCATCTCCCCTCGTTTGAGGGCTTCGACGACATCTTCTAGGCTATGCGTGTCGCTGCCTAGGCGCAGCGCCTTCCGCATCCTAGTAAGGAGGAGATCCTGTTTGTCCAAGAGACACCGCCGTTGTTACCAGGTTCCCCGCGTTATCCACCGTCACCTTATAGACCGATCCGTTCGGCGATTGAAGCAAAACCGACTCGACAGCTTGAATCTTCATGACCGCCTGTTCGACCACCTGGTCGATGGCCGAGAAGGCCCGCGTGAAATAAGCCGCGTCGTAGCGATCAGGAGCCGGGGGAAGGTTCGCCCTCATCGGCCACCCCTGGGCACGAAATCAAGCCTCATCTGCCCGATACTCCACTCGGCATCCTCGGTCGAAGCGATCTTCACTCTGAAATCCCTCCCCGTCACCCGCACGTCTGTATAGCCGTCAGAGCGCGGGTTGTAGGGGCCTGACGTCGTCTCGGCCCCCTCTGGCGTGAAGGACGAGAAAAAGGTCAGGGCCGTGCTGTCGTAGCCGTAACCGCTGTCTGTCAGGGCCTGGCGGACATAAGACAACACCCCCCCGTTCTGAATATTGAGAGATCCGGTCTCTGCGTACCGGCTCGTCTGGATTGGCATCCCGGCCGCGGTCCAGCCGTTTTCCTGGTAATAAATCTGATTCTGAGCGTCGGCGGCGATCGGATACGGGAAGACGCCAGCAGAGGTCGCCGCCGTGCGCGTCATCGTATTGACGACGCCCCACCAGCTCTCCTGATAGCTGTAAAAGACGCACAGGTCAGGAACGTCAGAACCCTGCGATGGGAACCAAAACCAGGCCTCTGGAAATGCCCCGTTTTCAGAGCCGTGTGTGTAGAGAGGGCCACTGTTTGGGTCTATGTTGTCGAAGACATATGCCCCTACGTCACAAGCCAAAGGCTTCACAACGCCGCCATCGTAAATAAAGAAGCCCTCCTTGCCCATCCAGACGCACCGTCCAGCAAGGGTGGCGAAAGATTTAGGAGACATCAGACCGCAATTGAAACCGATGCGATCGATCGCGTAGACGTAAGGCAGCCCGATGAAACGCATCAGCCACGCTTCATTCTCTGTCCAGATAAGCGTGCCTTCTCGCACTGGCGCGCACATGATGAGCTGGCTCTCTGTGTCGAGATCCAGATAGCCCGCCGTATTCACGGCACTGGCGAAATCCCAGTCCGTGTAGTTTTCACGCGAGCTCCAAGCCACTCGTCGCGGATAGCCACCCGCGCCAAGCAGCACAGCGTGCCGCTCAGGCGTAACAATTACTGCCCTGTTGCCAGTGGGGATCGGTTTGGTCGTCGTGACAGATCCACCTGTCCCAGTAACGTTTGTACCTGAAGACGAGAAAGTAAAAGTATTTACACCCGTCACCGCCACGACCGTCTGCGTTCCATTAAAACTAGACACAGAATTGCCGGAGATGACAATGCTTTCCCCAACAGCGTAGCCGTGAGTGTCATCTGTTGTAACGGTCGCGATGTTAGAAACACGCACAATATTGAAGATGCTACTCGTGCCGACCGGATTAGAAATCGGCTCTCCCACATTCCAGTGCAGGAGACGGCCGTCGCTGGACGCGACCGCTAAGACATCCTCTCCCCAGTTATCCATCGTCCAAGAAAATGACGGAACGTAAAGCAGATTTACAGGCCGACGATCAGCGACAGGAAGCGCAGCTGTCCCGCCAGAGGAAGACGCGTTAGCCGCCGTCTGCGCGTAAGTAAACGTCGTCGAAGACGGCACACTAGCGATCGTAAAGGTGCCATTAAAGGAAGTGTCGGTCACGCCCGAGATCAGAACCGACATCCCGACCGGGAAGCCGTGCGCAGCTGCCGTTGTGATCGTCACTACGTTAGACGTGCGCGATGCAGTGGTGATTGATACCTCACCATCATCAAGACCGTAAAGCAGTTCGCCGTAATCAGACGCGCCATATCCCCCGCTTGCTCCAAAGTCAGCCGGCACGAAGTTATCTGGCGTCACGTCGATGAAGGAGGAGTTATCAAAAACAAACAACCCTTCTTCGCATCCCAACATCAAGTAGGGATTATTAAGAGAATCTGCCCATGTAAACAGCCCTCTCACAGAGCTTGAAAGCGCCGTATCGGTAATCCGCTGCCACCCGCCTACGGGGAGAAGCTTTCCCGAGCGCCACCTGATCAGATTAGCGTCCCAGAACCGCCCCTGCGCTTGCAGAGGGGTCGCAGGCTTCACGACACCAGCCGGGATATTCAGGGCGGCGAGGGGCATTTACCCAACCTCCGATGTAGCCATGACAGACGCCACAGCTTCGACCTCATCTACGCGACGCATCCACCCGCGACCAAAGGTGTCAAAAGTAGGAAGGCTGCGCAGGAACGTCTCGCGCGCTTCTGAGTAATTGCTGATGAAAGCCTCATGACCGTCTCTATGAACCGCCTCTTTTATCGCGGCCAGCGTCTTAGGCCCAATGGCACCGTCTTGCGTTACGCCTGCAATTTTCTGCGCCAAAAGAACGGCACGCTTCGGGCCTGAATTGATCGCCACGTCAAACATGGCGTAGTCGACACCAGACGGCAGCTCGTCAGCGCGGATGGCGTCCCAGTAGCGCGCCTTGTAAAGCGGAGCCACGTCAGCAGGCGTCAAGGCGCGCATCGCAGCCTCATCCACCGGATAGCCGACCCAGCCTTCCCACGTCTTCTTCGTGCAGCCAAGGTTTGTCATTCCGCCAGGATCGCGGGAGTGGTGCACGAAGCCCCCCTCGTGCTTCAGAACCGCCGCGAGAGATTTGTCGAAATTGTCTTTCATCGACCCGCCTTTGCTACTCTGTTCAGCGCGTCTGTCTTTTCCTTAGACCCGGCGCTCGAGCCAAAATAATAGCTGATTATCGCGCCCCATGCAGTACCTAATGTGCCCAGCATGACAAGCATAGCCTCGCCACCATGCTGCGGCAGGCCGTTTGAAATCATATAACCTAAGACCCCAAAAAAACCGAGCGTTACTGCCGCCGCCAAGGCTTTGGGCGTCCAGTCCCCGGTCTTTACTTCACGGTCTCGCGCAGAGCTACGGTCCTCGTTGGCGATGCGCTCCAGGTCGACATCAAGCTCGCGCATACGGACTACAAAGCTCTGCTCGGCTTGCTTGAGAGCCAGCAGCTCCTCTGGGGTGGCGTTCTTCGCGGCCTCGACCAGCTCGTCCTCCGTGCCGTCTGGCTTACCCAGCAAAGCCTCAGAGATCGCTCTGGTCGCCATGCCCGCCAGCGGTCCACCCACAGCGGCAGCGATAGACGGGGCGACAGTGCGGACTAAGTCTAGAAGCTTGTCCATTTACCGCTCCAATGCAAACGTGAGGTTAGGGTGCCGCGGATAAGTAACCGTGCGCTCACCTTCAGGGCATTTGTATTTGATGGTCGCCAGCAGCGTTGCCTTGCCCGGCGCAATAGTTTCCTTGTCAGACAAGGTGAGCTGGTAGGTGAAAGTATCAATTTCCGGTCCTGCGGGGCCGGTGAAGCGGCTCATGCTGGGCGTGGCTTCATGAATCATGCCGCCACCATCACGCACCGTCACGTTAAACCCTTCCACCGAGCAGTCGTCACGCTTTTTAATCCTGGCCACCGTCACCGTGATTGGCTGACCAATCTTCGCAGGCTCAATCCTGAAATGTTCCGGCGCCCAGGCGATGATGTCATTCTTGAACCACCCAAACTTTTCACCCGCACTATAGCCACCGACAGTTAAGGCAAACGCCGCTGTTGCGAACTGTATGATGGGTGTGATCTTTGGCAGTTCCACTGCGACACCTAATGTATCTTGAAAGCTATGGCCGCGAGCCCCGTGATGATGGCCCCAGCCGTCACCATAAGGATAGACTCAAGCCGCTTCAGACGGGCATTGATGGCCTCATAGCGCAACTGACACACAGCCTCATGTGAGTTTAAGCGAGCTTCAGTTTCGCTGATCTGGACCATTACTTACCCCCAAGGCAGCGGCGGCGTTACCACCGGAGGATTAGCAAGATTGGCAAGCTGCGCCGACACATTAGCCTCAAGCGACGCCACCTGCTCATCGCCAAGCGCGTCTTGCGTCCATGCGATAACTTGATCCTGCGTCAAGTTAGCATACGGCGTGAATGGAGAACCCGGCGTGTAGGTCAGGCCAACCGTGCCATACACCGTCGCGGTGTTGGTGCCGTCGGTGCCATTCAGGCGCCAATGTACAGTGATGACCACATCGGTCTGGCCGTCTTCTTGAGGGACACAATCCATCGCCTCAATAACCCAGGTATAGGTATTAGCCATTTTGTTGCTCCGTGGTTTGCACCTGTGCCTGCGCCTGGGTGCGGATTTTCTCTACGAGTTCAAAGACCTGAGCGTATGGCGCATTGCCCAACGCTTGCAGGATCATGTTGACATCGTTGATGGTGAGTTCGAGTTTCATTATTTTGCTTCCAATGCGGTCAGGCGGGATTTCAGATCGTCAATCTGAGCTAGGGCGTCACGCAGCGCAGAGGCCAGCAAGGGTACGATCTGATCGTAGTTGACCGTCAGCGCAATGCCTGCGGGGCTGGTAAAGCCATCCGCGTCAGTGATCTCCTGCACGTTGCTGTCAGAATACTGACCAATAAGGTTGGGGAAGCCAGCCTTCACCACATCTTGCGCGATAAAGCCGAACTTGTGTCCATTATCTGGTCCATTAATCCACTTGTAGTGGACAGGCATGACGTTCTGGACGAAATGCCAAGCATCGGACGCTGGAATGGGAGTTACGTCTTTCTTAAGGCGACCATCGGATCGAGCATTGAACTCTTGCCCTGAAATACGACTACTCGCCCAAATGCTGTTTATGACATTTTGACCGCTTGCATAGCCTGAGACAGCTGCCCCGCCAGACTCAGCGAAATACGCAAATGCTTGACTGACTAGCGTAGGACCTCCTCCATCAACAGTCAGAAGCCCGTTAGTAGTAGTTGAGCCAATAGAAACATAGCCGCTGCTGTTGATGCGGAGGCGTTCGGTGTTGTTGGTGGCAAAGGTCATGGGCAAGTTGGCTCTCATAGTTAAGCCAGCTTGAGTTCCATCGTGAAAAATATTAAAGTCGCCAGATAGGAATGACGATCCATTGCCTAATAAACCCAAAAATGCGCTTGCCGCTGCTGGCGCTTGAATCAATGCGACAACAGAGCCGCTTGAACTATTAACAACAAGTTTTTGGCTTGGCGAACTCGTGCCAATCCCCACGTTGCCGCTGCTGTCGATGCGCATACGTTCGGTTTGGTTGCCCAAATCTGCTCGTGTACAAAGGGCTAAATACCCACCAGTAGTTTGACCGGTTTGTTTTCTTCCTGAAATTTCTGCAAAGTCAATGG